GTTGCACTGCTTCTCTTGCCGCATTGCCTGTAATAGTTCTTGTACGTAAACTTTCACACAATCCCCAAAATGCTACCCAAGGATTTTCTCTGTGTTCATATCCAGATGTTTCAGCAACTTGTTTTATGTTATACATGAAGTATGGATTGTATGCAAGGTAGCAATTGTATAAAAAGCATTCTGCACTGTGACTTCCAAGTCTTGCCGCAACTAATGCTTTTTCAATGACGCCTTCTTTGTGTATGCGACTATTGTTTTCCTCGAGATCTTGTATCCAATCGCAAGCCACTTGTAATCCATTATAATTTTTTGAAGTATATTTTATTTTGTTTAGCACGAGTGATGTCTCCATTCCTGTTACATATCATACTATAAGTATACAACGGTTCTATGAGTTTGTCAACCGTTTTTCTGGTCCTGGACCATCTTTTTCTTTCTGATAGAACCATCCACTTAGACTGTAACGAGGATGATCAGCGCCTATGCTCACTGGAGATACAAAGTGTGTATTGATATCTACTTTGCTTACATCCATAAGCACCAGCCTGTTTCCATAAGGTATTATGCTTTCTTTAATATTTTTGCCTGTATCGTCCATAATACAAAGTTGTCCGCCCCAATCTGGTTCCCATGCTGGATTGAAATAGAATATGTAAGCACACCATCTTCTAACATCGTTGTGCATTTTTAACCAACTTTGATAGTCGTAGTATCCATAGTTTCCATTTTTTGCTACCATGTTAGGAAATCCAGTTATGTCAGTTGCTAGATCATGAAATGTATAATCAGGTTGTCCATGTGTATAATCTTCTTGTATAATATGATTAAATTCGGTTACTAATGGATCAGCATGATTTTTCTTATCTTTGGCTGCTACATATACATGGTGAAAGTAACTGAAGTTACCTTTGGCATTCTGTATATATTGTTCTAGTGTGCGTTGAAACTCGTCTGTGTGTTTATAATCTACTGCATATGTTCGTACATCTATACCTGTAGCCCTTGCACGAAGTTGATATGGCATTTCTGGAGCGGCTTTGTATAGTGCTTGTATATGCTCTTCGTGTAGAACATTGTCAATTATACAATATCTGTTTTGTGTAAAGTCTGCTTTTGCTTGAGCAATATTTTCTCTGTTAAACATTAACTTCTAACTATGATTGCGTCAGCTTGTGAGACTGTGTACGTACTGCTTGCAATTTCACCAGGATTTGACGGCAAAGTTTGTGGTATTGGAGCATCTGATTGTATATTTGCAGTTGCAAGTTTGTCTACGTTTCTTGCTTCTCGCATTGCGCCGACCGCTGCTTGTCCGCCTGTACTTGAAAAATTCATAACACGTTCTAATAATTCACTTGCTCCACCTGCAGTAGTATCTAAAGCAAAAGCAGGTAAATTAGTTGCAAGTTGTATTGCAGTATTGTCTTGTGATTGAACAACAGTAAGATCCAAATCCATTTTTTGTCGTATCAGTTTTTCTCTTGCTTGTTGTTCTTGCATGCGTTTAGAATTACGTTGTATTATTTGTGCTCCTGGATTGCCTGTATAAAAGTTAGTCATTATTGTTTTAGCGGCCGCAATAATAGCATTCCAAGCAGCCTCTTGTGTAACGTATGTACCTGCACCATAGACACCAGCAGGTATGACATACTCTATTACTGGTGGAGGTCCTGGGGAAACTGTGACGTTGTATGCACCATCAATAAAGTAATCCATTACTATATAGATACCTGTGTTTGCACTTCCTGATCCATCATCACGTGTAAACACATCCATTGCACCTGATGCAATAAGTTTTTCCATTTCAATTTTGTTCTGTTGCAAAGGAGCGGCACTGTTATATCCTGCCGCATAGCCAATTACATCACTTATGGTATAAGTTCCATTTGGTCCTGTTCCAAGTGTAATTCCGTCTTGCGTTTTATATGTTGTAGTCCAAAAATCAACAACCGCAGGCTCAACATATGTTGTTTGATTTTGTATTAAATCTAAATCTTTAAATGTTTCAGCAGTTGTTGAAGCAGTTGCTAATAGATTTGAAGTACTTCCGTCAATACCTTTAACTTGTCCAAAACTCCTTGCTAGTGCTCCATTTGCTACTGCCAAATCATCAGGGAGTGCACCAGCAAGATTTGTGCCTAAATCATCAAATTCAGCATTGACTGCACCATCAGCTGTGTATATTGCTCTATCACCCACACTGGCTGTTCTAAGAGGTGCAGTAAGTGTTGAAAAACTTGTAGGGAATAGTTTTTGCGGATTCATCAAGTCTCCGCCTTTTGCTATTGCCGCTTGGGTATTTCCGAGGATACCTTTTACGTCTCCTAATTCTGCAGTTGATAATCCATCAAATGCATTAAAGACTTGGCTCTGTATATTGTTAGGTAATGCAGGACCAATTTCTGCTACTTTGTTAAGATCAACACCTAAACTACCAAGTGTAAGTCCGCTTGTACCAGAATTTACTGCATTTGTAATTGTGCTTAAATCTCCACCCAAACTACTTGCAATACGAGGATCAACTGATATATCAGCAATCTTATCATACATAGGTCCGAGATTGCCTGCCAGGTCCATGTTTTTAAGTAATTGTCCCGGTGATCCTAAATCACCTATGCTTTCAAAATTTATAGTTGATCCAAGACTACCTAGGTCAGCACCAAAGTCTGGCAATGCATTTGTTATGCCAGTAAGGTTGCCGCTCATTATGCCATCCATGCCAGGGAAGGTCCCGCCAGCAAATGCACTTGCACTGTTTGTTGCGGCGGCTATCATTGAATTAGCACTGCCAACAAATCCATCTGCACTACTAAACACACTACCAAACTTTTTAGCACTTCCTAGTATATCTGAGCCAGTTACACTACCACCCATTACACTTGCGGCTTCTGTCAAGCCGCCGGGCAATACGTTTGCTAGGCCACTAGCTGGTGCCATTACACTTAATGCGTCTCCTGAAAATACATCAAATCCACTTGAGAATACATTTTCGCCTAGTCCACTAGACATATTTGTAAATGTTGTTTGTAAACCTGTAGGCAATGTTGCTACCTTGCCGAGTGTGTTTGTGAGAGCAGTGCTCGAACTAAGTCCTTGAAAGGCGGCTTGATTACTAGTAAAACTAGCCATGCTTACATCGCCCGTTAAACCAGTGACACTATCAGTTATATTGTTTGTTATTCCGCTTGTTGACTTTAAGACTTCACCACCAATATCGCCGACCATACCTGCACCAGCAGTAAGCACCGTAGCTGTAATTGCACCACCACAAGCCATACTAACCTCGTGGTATTATTACGTCATTGCTACCATTTGCTCGTGAATGTCCACAAGTATCTGGTGATCCGACATAGTTAATTGGTTTGTTTTCTGCAATCACACTCATTGAACCAAGTGTTGTTTTTGCACTACAGTGTATTCCACAACCTGGAGCTCCGCAACATGGATGAGGTGTCACAGATGTTCCTACTAAACAGGCGGCCCTGCCATTGATAATCACACTGCTTGCACCAGAACCTATTGCGGCTCCACCTGCTGAGTTTACATCACCTATTCTTACTGCTCCTGGCATGTTTATCCTTTTAGTATACCTTTTGCTGGTGTTACAATGCCTGTACTTGCCTGTATATAACTTGCAATTATATCTTTATTTGTTTCAGTGTACATTGTAATGTTATTTGTATTTATGGTCACATTTTTTGTCTCATCTGCACTCATCATTGCAGGTAAAAGCTGTACACCTTGTTGTGTTGGAATAAGAGAGAATGGATTGCTTATTATTGTTGCGTTGCTATCACTGCTAACTATTTTGCAGATAATTTCACTGCTATCACTTAGTCTAAGAGAATAAATTTTGTCTTTTTCAAGCATAGTTAAATCCTTTATCAATTATTGGGTTATTTCTATTTGGAAAATAGTCTTGTTGTGTGCCTTGCCTTTTTAGATCTAGTGTTATACAATGCAGACCACCATCCCAAAAATACCTATGACGCCACGGCACATACACAGGTTCCATATTGTGTTTCTTAAGAAACGTATTTACAATCTCATTATCAGGTTGACTTACGCATACATGATGTTCATCAAGTACAAGTACATTTACATCAAATACTGTTTCTTGAACATAGCCAACCCAATCTTGAAGCCAGGTTTCTACAAAATGTGTAAACGCAGGATTATTTTCTTCCCCCGGCACCCACCATTTGCCTTCGTTTTTAAGTTCAACAAATGGCTTAACTTTATCCCAACTTTGATCAGGAAGATAGCAAACGTCCCATCCTGGAAAAGTATCTTCATAGGTTTGAATTTCTTGTAAACTTAATATTGCACCAGGTTTGATAGTGTGAAAGCAACCATCACTGTGTCCGCCATGCCTTAGATTGTTTACACGGAAGTCTGCATACTCCGTATTAAATTTTTTAATGCAGTGGTTAAGTAATATCTCTGGCATATCCATTGGAATATCAATATAGATGTCTTTGCCAACCACAGTAATACTCGGAGCTGCCACAGGAAATGTATGGCGTTTTTTCTGTACTTCCTTTGCTGATATCTCTAATAATTCTCTATTAATATTAATATCATTACTAAGTGGTTCATTATTAAAAAATCTATTCACTAGTTCATCATATGATGGCCAGTCTGGAGCACCATCACCCATGTAGTCAAGATAATTTTTTTTAGGAATAGGTGTTTTGATGTTTTTATAATTCTTATCGTATTCGTCTAATTTGTTTGTAATACTTGGATGATCATCACCAACATATAACAAACTATTGCCTATTACTACCTGTGCATCACGAGGTTGTAAAGGACCACGAGGTATTGATTTTAAGTTTCCGTCGTGATCAGTGTAATTCATTATGCTATCATTTGTATCTAACTTTGGTCTAATAATATTGCAACCAAAGTCTTTTAGAATATGATAGAAACATTCTAAGTCTTCTTGTGTTTCGTCGGCAATTCGTTCTAGTGCTGATCGTACTTTAGTATTTTTAATATCTCTAAAGAATCTACTGCTATAACAATCGCCAAGCATTACTGTTTGGAGCTTGTCCCATTTATTCCAAATGTTGTAATTCATGCTACTACTTAGTAGCCAGTTCCGTTGAACCCTGTATTTTCTATGTATTCGCACAGATCATCGTACCCGCCAACTAAATGTCCATGTATGACAATTTGTGGTACAGTTTTTGCATTTGGTGCAATTTCTAAGAGTTGTTCTCTTGTAACGTCTGTGCCTAACTTGTATTGATTATACTTTACACCCATGTGATCAAATAAGTCTTTGGCTGCATCGCAATAACCACACAAGTCTTTTGTATAAATTTCAATACTCATAAACTAAATCCTGCAAAGCTATTTTTATCTACGTCTTGTTTTGTTCCGCCGTTAACATAACTAGTTATCTCAGTTTCCTGTGGAGCTACCTGTACATCACCACCTGCAATCCACTTTTGTGTCCATGGTAGTGGGTTTGATGCTCCTTTATAACTACTCGGTACACCAACTGCGGTCATACGTTTGTTTGCAATCCATTGTACATATTCTTTAAGCAACTGTGCATTAAGTCCAATCATTGAACCATCCTTAAACAAATAGTCAGCCCATGCACATTCTTGTTCCACTGCATCTTCAAACATCTTAATTACAAGTGGCTCACACTCTGCTTTTATTTTAACAAAGTCTGGATCATCTTGTGGAAGTATCTTCATAAGTTGTTGTGTGCTTGCTAGATGTACATTCTCATCTCGTGCAATAAACTTGATAATCTTAGCATTACCTTCCATCTTTTTAAGTTCAGCAAACGCCCAACTACAAGCAAAGGATACATAAAAACGTACACCTTCTAAAATGTTAACACTTGCCAAACAAATCCACAGTTTCTTTTTTAGTTCATATAGATCAATTTTGACTTTTTTGCCGTTTACAGTGTGTGTACCTTCACCTAGTAAGTTGTAGTAACTGCAAGTTTCTACTAAATCATCATAGTATGCAGTGATGTCTTCTCCACAGTCAATAATCTCCTGTATGTCCATCATCTCATCAAACACCTTGCTTGGATTTGCATATACATTACGGATGATGTGTGTGTAACTTTTTGAATGTATTGTTTCACTAAACGTCCAAGTGATAATCCAGTTTTCCAACTCAGGCAAACTCACAATAGGACCAAATGCCTCAATTGGTGCTCTACCTTGTACACTATCCAAAAGTATTTGTCTTTTGAGATTGCTAGTAAAGATATGCTTTTCATTGGCAGTAAGCTCTTTAAAGTCTTTTGCATCACGTAGTACATCTACTTCTTCTGGTCTCCAAAAGAAACCCAACTGCTTGTCGGTTAGTTTATCAAACTGTCTGTACTTTAGGGTATCATAACGTTGTATTCCAACTCCGCCTGCTGGATCAAGGAATGCAAGACTGGTCGTATGGTCTCTATTGGTTGTATTTAATACACTCATCTATTCTATTCTTTCCTTTATTTTATTATATATGTAATTTGCATAAATTTCGTGTCCTTTTTCGGTAGGATGTTTGGTCTCTTCGTTATAGTTTAACGGACTCTTCTCTAACCAATCTACCGCCAAATTACTACGAGCAAAAAATTCCATCAACGTATATTTTAATTTTTTATGAATGCCGAGTTTTATCAAACACGTTATCAATGGAGTTATTGCTATATCCGAAGTAAAACGCACATCTTCTGGATACGGCTCGTTTATTTCTAAACATTGAATCCACAATTTATCTAACACATTATCTCCTAATATAGTTTCATCATAGGAAAAGGTAAAATTTCTGCCAATATAAAAGTTTATATCAGGATACTTGTCTATAAAATTTTCTCTTAAAGACAAAAACATGTTTTGTTCATATGCTTTTAGAAAATCGTCTATTGTTTCTATGTTATCTAAATTCGATGGTACCCAGATTGGATCTCCTGATGCTTCTCTACAATTTTCAGTTAGGCATATAATGACATGAATCTCGTTATATAAGCTATCCAAAACAGCATCTTCTAATACCACTGCTAACATATCGTGAATTTCAATATTCGATCCGCCAGGTTTAGCAATATTGATAAAATCTGAATTTATTTTCTTAGAAATTATACTGCCATATATGTGTTCTTTCCTATGTTTATCCTTAACTACATTTGGAGAATCTAGTTTGCTACCACCTAAACTATCTCCCCATGTCCAGCTATCTCCAGCACAAATAAGAAGTTTATTAGAATTATTTTTTACTGAATGAAAGTATTGTGGCTTAAATTTAAACTTGATTGAATCAAGGAATGCAAGACTGGTCGTATGGTCTCTATTGGTTGTATTCAATACACTCATTGTGTTTCCTATATTGTGCAACTATCGCAGGCTTCTTCGTACATAGGCTCTTCGATAGTTAGTTCTTGTTGTTGTGTTTCATTCATCTTGTCTATGTCGATTTCTCCAGCACCATCAAATGTGTTAAAGTAATACAACTGCTTGTGGCCGTATTTATAACATAGTAGCAGATGTTGTAACATTACACTCATTGGTATCTTTTCATCTTCATAGTGTACAGGGTTGTAAGACGTGTTTACACTTATGCCTTGATCAATATATTTTTGCATAACTGCCATTATCTTTATGTAACCTTCTGGAGACTTTTGGTCCCATAGTAGTTCGTATTTGTTTTTGTAACGTGCATATCCTGGCACAACCTGTTTAAGTACACCATCTTTGCTTTGCTTGATACTTACAAATGCTCTTGGTGGCTCAATGCCGTTTGTACTGTTGCTTATCTGTGCTGATGTTTCAGCAGGCATAAGTGCCATCAGTGTTGAATTACGTATGCCCGTTTCTCTAAGTTGTGTTCTCAATCCTGTCCAGTCAACTGCATCAACATGTAACACTAGTTCATCAACATCTTTCTTGTAGGTGTCAACTGGCAACACACCATCTGAATACTTTGTTTCGTTATTCATTGGACATGCACCAAACTCTTCCGCAAGATCAGCACTTGCTTTTATCAAGTAATAACTCCAGTGTTGAGCCCATGTATCTACTAGTTTAAGTGCATCTGGATCACTGTAACTGGTATCATTTTTTGCAAGAAAGTATGCAAGATTAATTATACCAACACCTAAAGGACGTCTACCTTCCGTTGCCATTTGTGCGGCTATGATTGGATAGTTTTGATAACTTAAGAGTGCATCAAGTCCACGTACTGCAAGTGTACATGCCTTTTCCATATCCTCTGGATTTGAAAAACTACCCCAGTTAATTGCACTTAATGTACACAAAGCAATTTCACCGGTTACATCATTTATATCATCAAGAGGCTTGGTTGGCAAGTCTATTTCACAACACAAGTTGCTTTGCTTTATAGGTGCAACATCTGTTTTAAAACTACTGTGCTCATTTGCATGATCTACATTTTGCAAGTATATTCTTCCTGTGTCTTTTCTTTCTTGCATAAAGGCACTAAACAACTCTGTGGCACTTATTTTCTTCTTACGTATACTTGTCTTGCGTTCAGCAGCTTCGTATAATTCACGGAACTTGTCTTGGTCTGCAAAGAATGCATCGTACAAACCAGGAACATCATTTGGAGAGAACAATGTAATGTCTCCACCTGACATTAAACGTTCGTACATAAGTTTGTTAAACTGTACACCATAGTCCATGTGTCTAACTCTGTTGTCTTCTGTACCTTTGTTGTTCTTCAACACTAACAAGTCTTCAACTTCTAGGTGCCACAGTGGATAATATAGTGTTGCCGCTCCGTTACGCACTCCACCTTGCGAACAACTACGTGTGGCGGCTTGAAACATTTTGTAAAATGGCACAACGCCAGTGTGATAAGCATCACCGTTTCTAATAGGTGACCCTAATGCTCTAATACGTCCACCGTTAATACCAATGCCTGCTTTTTGTGAAACGTATTTTACAATTGAACTTGCAGTTGCATTTATACTATCTAAACTATCATCAGTTTCTATTAGTACACAACTTGAAAACTGTCTTTGTGGTGTACGCACTCCTGCCATTACCGGAGTTGGTAAACTAATTTGGTGTGTTGAAATAGCATCATAGTAATCTTTTACATAACGCAGTCTGTTTTTGCGATCATAGTCTTGAAACAGTGTGGCCGCTATAAGCATATATGCCATTTGCGGAGTTTCATAAAGTGTTTTTGTTACTCTGTTTTGTACAAGATACTTGCCACGAAACTGTTCCATGGCAGCATATGTTAGTTGTTCATCACGTTCATGTTTTACCCAACTGTTGATGGTATTCCATTCTTCTTCAGTGTATTCACTTAACAGTTCTGTATCATAGAAACCCTTTTCAACATTGTGCTTTACAAGTTTGTAAATATGCCAAGGCGTAGCACCACCATAAACCATTTTGTTAATATGATATACAATAAGTCTACCAGCAACTGTTTGATAGTTTGGTGTTTCTTCTGATATTAAATCAGCGGCACTTTTTATAAGTGTCTCCTGTATGTCTGTACTTGTGATGCCATCATAAAACTGTACATTACTGCTTATTTCAACTTGGCTTGCACTTACCCCGGTTATATTCTCTGTTGCCCACATCACTACTTTGTGTAATTTTTCAATGTCTAATGCTTCTTTACTTCCGTCTCTCTTAGTAACTTGGATTGTCATTTATGGGGGCCTTTCTATCAATCTTGTGTGCAAACATAGCAGAGTCTATGTTTCTGGTTAATTTTTTGGAATTCTTTAAGTGTCCTATTTACTGTGTTATCCACCATCCAATTAAGTGTGTATAATCCATTGTTCACTTGGACTATATAGTAATTCTGATATACGATTAGTATAGCATATTCATAAGAATTTTGCAAGACCATAATAGGTCTTTTTGGCTATAAAAATCTTGTATACTAGTTATCGCAAGTATCACCTTTGCAATATATTTTATAAACTAAGATGTTCTATTGAGTACTTAAAGGTTGCTGCAATCGTGCTTGTGTATTGTATGCTGATTGATGTTCCGCTTTGTACTGCACTGAGTACAAAACTGTTTGGATTATCTTCTGAGAAGTCATCTACATATGCTAGTGTTCCGGCACTATCATCTGTATCTTGTCCTACAACTCTTAACTCTCCAAAACGTATTACGTTAGTTGTTGGTTCTTTGTATTGATATATTACATTGAAAGCGGCTGCGTTTCCGGTGTTTACAGTAAAAATTGTTGTTGCACTTCCTTGTACTGATAGGTCTGCTTTTGATCCTGCAAGTCTATAATAAGTTCCAAATTTTATTTCGTCGCCATTTATAAGTGCGTAACAGGCTTTGCCATTGTTTTTTACACGACGTTGTGATCTGTCATCAGCATCGCTACGTTCAAACATATCTCCAACACTAACATTGTTATCACCGTTAAATTCGATAACCGGTGCGGCCTGGTTACCTGCTCCTAAGTAATCGTTTGCCACGTCTAAGAAAATATTGTATGCACTTATATTGTATGCAACTGCACCAATGCTTATGCCTTGCTTGCCAATCTTATCAAACAAGTTTTGTACAATTCTAACTCCTTCAGGGCCGCCATTGTCTGGTGTGCCTGTGCCTAGCAACACGCCTTGATATAGGTTTGTAAACTGTGAATTTTGTACAGTTACACCTTGTATGTTTTCGTCAGTGTTAAGTCCATAAGTTAAAAAACTAAACTTACAGTTATTAAATTCTATTTGTTTACAAGTATTTGATGCAGTACTATCAAAACGCACTCCAGCAATATCTGCACTTGCGTCTGCTGGATTGGTTGATAAATTGCCCTTGAAGTTACAGTTAGTTACACTTACACCATCTGCTCTGTCAATAAGCATCATGTCTACACCTGCTTCTAAACTAGTAAAGCTCATGCCACTAATGACTATATCTCTTGGAGCAGTTGCACTGTTGTTGCCAATGTTTACACCTGTCTGTTGCAAACTGTCAGCAGTTTGAATAACATATGCACCAAAAGAACTGTCTGATCCTACATCCATTTCAAGTATAGCACTGTCAGGCCCGTCTCCAAATAGTTTCGCATAAGGAGGTACCAGTATTGGTTGTGTTATTCTATATGTTCCGCCTGGAAAAAATAAACTACGTCTGATTGTTGTATTAGTTTGTCTACAAAATAATTGAAACAAAGCTCTGTTAATAGCATCTGTATCATCTGTTACTCCATCACCAGTTGCACCAAAGTCTAGTACACTAGCAAAGTTATCTAATTTTGCTTGTAGTGTTTGTGCAACAGGATCACTTGATGTAGGTCCAGTTTGTACTGTATACCCTGCATGTTCGCCTTTATAGGTGTAAGCAGATGATATTGCAAGTATATCACTATACTGTGTTAGTATCTCTGTATTTCCAATAGCCGGAGCACCTTCTGCTATGGTTCCGTTACCTATGTATAATTTACGTTGGTCAATTACCCAACCAAATTCAGCACCTGCTAATTGTGGAAGATTTTCACTCAACCCTTTGCGGTTTGTAATACGCGATACTTGTACTATTGCCATCTATTGAAACTCCGTAATCTAGCAGTATTTACCTATTTACTGAGTGTAGTACTGCTCTACACGTTTCCACCATTGTTGACGCCAGTGTTCAAAGTCGTCACCTTCGACAACGAACTCTTGATATAAAGGATCTTCTTTTAAATGTCCCATGTCATCAACTGCTGGCTTAACTGCCATAAGCACTACACCTTTACGTATTTTTGTTCCATATACTTCGTTGTGTGCTTCTGCATATGCACAAAGTTGTAGTTTGTAATCTTCAATCCACTCAACTTTCTTGGGCTTGTTTGATTGTTTAAAATCCATGATTGCATCATCACCGCTGTGTACACCGACACAGTCTGTTGTACCTGCATATATTCCCGGAAAGTACATGGGTACTTCAACACCCCATACTTCGTCAACATTGCACATACCTTGTTCTATTACTGCTTGTGCCATAGCATGTGATTGCCAACTGAATGGATTGTTACCACGCTCTTTGATAGTGCCATCAATACAGTAGTTTTCTAAATAGGTATGCATTCGTGTACCTCTGTTGGCAGCTTCAGTAACTATCTTTTGTGCTTGGTCAGTGCCTACACGTTTACGCCATCGTGCTAGACCTTCTTGCTTTTCTTTTGATTGTGTAGCACCTAGTATGGTAGTTACACTGGGCACGGCATTGCCATCAGGAGTAGAATACAGTCGCTTGCCGTCGACCTGTTTACGTGAGAGATTTTTGTATTGAAATTTTTCTATAAGCATGTATCTATTATACTATAGTTTTATCCATTCTGCAAGTTTTTTTGCAATTAGAGCATGTCCATTATGATTAGGATGGGCAAAGTTTGGACGTATGTATTCATTATCTTGTACACCAAGTAAGTGCTCGCCATTATGATCAGTTGCTCCTAGCCAATCAGCCGCAGTTTCATTTCCGCCTTTGTAAATTTTATCAGTGTCTACGCCAGGTAGCCAATCTGTTTGTCTTATCCATCCTGCAAAGTAATAGTCGTTGATGTTAAGTGTTTTACACATTTGTTGTAGTGTAATTACGCTCATACTTGTTCTAATAGTATCTTTATTGTCATCATGAAAGTGTAATTTTAGTGTTTTAACAAAATCCTTTGCATCTGAACACCAATGTTTTCTTTCGTTACTGTCATGCCGCCAACTCATACCCAATGGCCAATGCATGCTCCTTGCTGGGTTTGTTAAAAAGAAGATTGCAGTTGCATTCTCTAACTTTGATTCAAGAAGTTGTAAAACCATATCTTCGTTACTTGCACCTGGTGAACCATAATTATAAAACTTAAATCCATACTGATCTGCAAGTTGTCGCCCGTACGGGTACTGACCGAGATCCTCTTGTAGTTCTCCGCCTTGTGGCCAACTATCACCAAAAGTTATAAGTGTTTTCATTTATGTAAGTGGATTTGCAGCATCTGCCATACCGGCTACGGTATCTTGTGCTTGATCAACAGTCATAGTATCTTCGCCCTCATCACCAGTGATGCCAGCTCCGACAAGTACAATGTTGTCTGCATCTACATTTTGAATAATGTTCTTAAGAGGATCTTGTGTTGCAAGAGTACGTAGTTGTTGATCAGTGATGTTTACACCCATGTTGTGTGCCATACTTAGAAAAACATCTATTGGTACAGTGTGTTGAGTATCTTCATCGTCTGCACGACCAAGTAGATATTCTGCTAGTGCAGTTAATTGTTGTGCAGATGGTTTATCTGATCTACTTGTGAACTCAAGTATACGCATTTATCTTCTTGCTCTACCAAGAGCTCCATCTTGTACATCAACATTTACATCAACTGCTTCACCGCCTGCTTCTGCATCAACATTTACGTCTGCAACTGCATCAATTGGATCTGCCGCTAGTGGATCTGCTACTGGCTCATCTATTGCTGGAGTGCCTGCAACTTCTTCTTGTCCTGGTACCACAGGAGCAACACCTGTTAGTGTTCCTTGTGCAGTTTCCATTTCAACTTTTGAAGCCTGTATTGCATCAACTAACACTGCTAAACTTTGTCCGGCTGCATCATTAAATGCTTGTGCTTCGTTAGTGCCTATTGTTGTTTGTATGCTTCCAGCCAGTGCAGGTAAATCTTTAAACTGCATTGATGTCACGTCTTCTAACATCTTCTGCATTCTGTCTACCATGTCCTGTGCAGCCAAAACAACTTGTGCTTGTTGTACTTCGCTTTCACTTAGTACACGACCTGACATTTTAAGTGTAGCACCTTCAGCAATCTGGTTAAGCACTTTACCTGCTTTGCCTTCAAACTTGCTTAGTGTCTTTGCAAGGTTTGCACGTTTTTCTGTTTTAGCATTATAGTCATCTTTGTTTGCTAATACTTTGTTGGCAAATGCAGTTGTACTCATGCCAGCAGCCTTTGCTTGTCTTGTAAACGCACCAGGATTTTTACTTGTTGCTTTCTTGATCCAGTTTTCTGCTTCTCTTACTAGCTCTTCTTCACCAAGTGTAATTTTACCATCTTCAACATCTTTTTTGAACTGCATAGCAGTTGATTGATCATTTGTAGATCCAATTATGTCACCGTCGTTTTTGATTTGTGTTGCACCAGTTTGTGGTTCAAGTGTAATGTTTGCTTCACGCAAACGTGCATTCAATCCTCTTTCCATTACAATTAACTTCATGTACGTGGTATCGTTTTCGCTTTGCACGACTGATTTAGTTGTACGGTGTTCATATATCAACCCACGAACTTTTGTCAACATATCGCTAGCCGCTTGTGGTTTCATGGCTGCAAAGTCAATGTTGTTGCCAAAATAGCTCTCTAGAACTTTTTTAGACTGCTTAGTTTGTGGTGAATCTAAGTCAAATAATTTCATTGTCGAATCCTTTTTGTTGACAGTATTTAGCAACATTTATACTTTTAGTCAATTGTTTTTGCAACATTTGATATTCAGCTTTTGCACTTGTAAGTCTATGTAGAACTACTTCGCGTCTGAATTCATCTACTTTTGAACTAGAAGCAACATGTCTATAGTGCATCATTTCATTTTGTCTACCTAATATTTTATCTTCAAGTACAACCAAATTTTTTGCATCAGTCAACATTTTATTTTTGTCAAGTATACAATAACTAAGTGCAATTCTACATGTAGCACAGGAAGTCATTAACATATCGTCTTTGTAAACAGAATATTCATCCTGCGATTCTCGAACTATTTCATAGTCTGCAAACGCCATTATGCTATCACCATTTCTAAATATAGCATTGGGGTTTGAGTTCAGAAGTTCATCTGCAATTTTATTTAATAATCGGGAGGCTTTTTCTGTTACCCGACCACGTAAGTTATCACTAGCCATCCAACTGTTCCTACAAGAGCTGCAATTATACCTGTTCCCCAGCCAAGTAGCTGGTCGGTTCTTCTTTGGGCCATTTTCTGGACCATACCATGAACTTCATTAATCATCATTTCCAAGCGATCTACTTTTTTATCTAAGCCTTCTATATTTGAGGCCATAGATTTATATCGCTCTGCACATAAATCAACATGTGCTTCTAAACTCTTTTTTTCGATTGGTGCTGTGTCTACCATCGTAGTCTTTCTAATTCCTTTATTAAATGTATTTATTAATTTTATAGTATATCAGATGCCTGTAGTTGGTCCAATAGTGTAAACATAATATTCTGATTTTCGCCTGTAGCGAGTAAATAAGGCATGAGAAAGCCTTCTTTATATGTTTCATTAAGTCCAACAATCATTGGAACGCCGTGTACTTCCTGCTTTAGCAATCCAAGTTGATCATTACCATCATCATAGATACCTTCGTGTTCCATGCCAAATGTAAACTGCCATACTTTTTGATTTTCTTTGGTTAGGCAAACTGGTTCAGTAATGCCAATGGCTTGTGTTTTTAAACTTACTACTTGCAATATAGTTTCCCAATTGCGTTGTTGGTTGCGACTGTAGTTCCAATCGTCAATGGTGTTAATTTTATGTCCTACTGCATTTGTTGTATTTGGTTGCAGTTTTCTATAACTTTTAGTTGCAGTCGGAGTGCAATCAAAATATGTGACCACGTCAATTACTTGCATTTCTTAAACTCCAGTAAACTTGTAGTTTGTCTAGCATTTCTTTTAACGCCGGATCGTTTGCACTTTCAGTAACAATTTCAGTTAAATGTGGTGAAATAGTATGAGCATCTGGCTTCTTGATTACAAGCTCACGTTCACTGCTGTTAGCACGGCGTCTGTATACTGTGTTTCCTTTGTCAGGACTTTCATATATCCATTCGGTCTTTTGCATGCGAATATTTAGTCATAAAAAACCCTAGTTAATAAAAACTAGGGTTTTAATGAATTTTAATAAAAAATTAAAATTATGCTAACTTGAAGTTACCTGAAGTAACGTCTGAACCTGAACAGTCAATGCTTCCAGAACCAGCAGCAGTAAGTGTTCTTATTTTTGCTTGTAGTGTAGCAGTTGTGTATGCACCTGTTGGATAAATTCCTAAAGAAATTTGACCAGTTGAGTCATCTTCTACTTGGTAAAGATAAACACCTGCTGATCCAGAGTTAATAGTTTCTAGAATTTGTTCTACTGCTAAATCTGTTCCGACTTGTGCTTGTAAGTCTTGAGCTGCGTTTGATGCGTTCTCTACGATTACTTTGAAGAAGTCTAATTTTGGTCCAGTAAAGTTAACTGGTGATGATGATGCTAATGCACCGGATAAACTTCCGTTATCGGTATCAATGTGGAATACTTCTTGAGCATTACCGTGGGTTCTTGTGAATGTTGCCATTTTAATCTCCTATATCTAATGGTGGAATCGATCTTTCGGTTCCTACTTTTATTTAGCAGAGATTGTCGGTTTTTGACCCCAGGATTAGCGTTTTTTGAAGATTTTTGTTCGACGTAAAAACTCGTAAAATTCGTTCTGTAAGCCCGATTTACGCATCTGTAGCATGAGTCTATCACGTATTACATTTTTATCTCTCGGTACAATACGTTCCCAATTTGCAATTTGTCTACGCATTTGTATCAGTGGTGCTGGTAAAAAATCTACCATGTTTCGTTGTAGCATGAGCATCATGTAGCTGTAATCACTGTTTTGAAAGTCACGTTTTGCAATCGCACGTAAATTACGTTTTAAACGTAGTTCTGGGATGGTAATTTTTACATCTTGTGCAATGCGATCTTTGAACTTTTCTGGTTTCATTATCATTGCTATAATATTATACAAGTCTGGTTGGCTAGTTCTAAAGCCAGGCCAATTTTGCAACTTCATTATATTCTCAGACACACGTGCCGCATATATTGGATCACTGTTTGCTAGTATCTGCAACGCTAACAGTTGTTCAAACAACTGCTCACCTAGTTGGCTTTGTTTAAGTCCGTTAAGTTGTCTTGGTGTTCTATATGCACGACTTTCACTTAACCAATCAAATGCAATTTTTTCTTTTTCAGTGCTTTCTGACAGTCCTTTTACACGGGCAATAGCATTCCATCTTTGACTTACAGTGTCTACCCATTCCCATTTGTCGCCTGTAAATGCACTTATACCTTTTACAAATATATCCCATTCGCCTCTGTGTATATCGTTATCATCTAGGTGTCTTGATATTTTGTATTCTAATCCGTTGTGTGTCATTAAGTACGCACCAGGCTCTTTAGGATGCTTTTTAGTTGCACCTTCTTTTACCACAGGCACAGGACGCACACTTTTACGTGGCATCTCATACCGTGTGCCAATTTTAAATGGCGAGTCTTCTACGGCAAATATACGATTAGGAGTTGAAAAGTTGTCCTTACGCATTACAGTCTTAGCAATCAAATCCAGTTCGTTGTTGTTTTTGTCAAAGACCAATGCGAAAGGTACATTAATGTCAGTTTGTAAATCACGCATCACTGCTTCGCTATCTGGGCCCATCTGTGCAATAGGCTTGCCGTAACGTTTTCGTTCTTGTTTGAATAAACGTGTGAGTTCTGCTGGTACTATAGGCTTGGCATTGCGTTCACTGTTTACTCTGTCTTTAAAATGCTTTGTAAATTCCACGTCGATACCAACGTCTGCAAATATTCTGTCTGCAAAAGTCTCTAATTGTTGTATATCTACTGCGGTTACACTCATTAACTTAACTTTTTCTTTATCCATAAAACCAACGCATAAACTGCTATTGCGTATACTGTTGCTATGCCTACGTCTACTATGTGTTCTCTCATATGATAGATAAATTGTATTCCTGCTTCTGCATCTGACATTATGCTGCTCCTGGATTATTGGCTGCAAAGTTTACTCTGCTGAATTTGTCTCTGTCTACAAGTTTTATACCATCACCGACATAACCTTCATGTCCGCTTACGCCTTTGATATCTGCTTTTATATCTTGATCCTGATTGTCAAGATCTTTAATCAGTTTATCTTTAAGCAATGCTATGTTTACAAATGTACTGAACAATGCACTGACTGCACCTTGGTTCTCACTCATCCATTCAATTATTCTCGGTGCTTGAGTAGGTATCTTTTGTGTTACCCACGGACCAAAATCTTTGATCATGTTAGTAAACCCACCTTGCCTAACTTTAAAATTAATATACTGCTTCATCAACTTTGGTGTGCTTGTAATCTTCCTGCGTGTAAGTTCTTGTGGTGATAAAAAAGCATCAATTGCAGGAGCATATTCATTGTATGCATCTTGTATTTTTATTACCAGTCCTTTGTCTAATTCTATTGCACTTCCTGTGTCTTTCATTGTGCTATCTAAGGCTAGTACCCCAGGCACTTTGTCAAGAACACGTGTGGTTACCGGACGTACTGTTCCGCCTGGCTTGTCAATTTCTGTGTGTACCGCAATACCTACATCACTGTTGCCTATTTCCTTTCCAAGTGGTGTGTCAGCACTTACTCTATATGTCACTTGATTTGGTGTAAACACATATGAATTATCTTGTACAGGAGGCGTTGCACTGTATAGCAAGTCTGCTTGTATAAATCCTTTAAAATGTTGTGGTACTGCACGTTGCAACAATGGAAACAGTTTTTGATATACACCAATTAGATCTGTGTAATCACCTTTTCTATTGCTGAATACTCTAGCCATATCTTTTGCACTAGTAGCCATGCCGTTGTATCCTGTTGCAACAAAGCCGCCCTTGTCTGTTAGTATAAATTGTCCACTATCGTCACGACCAAATACTATAGCAGGCTTGCCATCCCATTTGATAGTATTAACCTTTGATGGTTCTTCGGCACTGCGAGTTATTCCGTCAAGTGCTTGTTTAATTCCTTTTGATCCATAGTCAAAAACTAAATCTTCTGGGTGTTCTATCCTGGCACCTTCTGCAAGATAAGGCTTATATGGTGACTGATTGTCAGTAACAACTTCCATGCCTTGGTTTACAATCCTATCACGCAGTCTTGCAAGCCAATCACTACCACCTTCTTTAATGCTTTCAAATTGCAATCCTTCACGTTCAGCATAGCCACGAAAGTCTGCTAACTTTGCATCTTTGTCTGGATCATTCTGCAATGCACTGAGTATTGCTTCTACACTGAACAGATCTTTTTCTGTAGCACCTTTGTTAAGGATGTACTTTGCAATTTGTTCTGGTTGATCTGTAATAAAACTGTTATCAACTCTACTTAACAATCCTGAGTTTGGTGATAATTTATATCCAGCCGCTTTAGCAATTGAATTCATTAACACATTACGTGTTACACCTTTATATGTACTAGCCGGATCAGCTCTCATTAGAAACTTTGAAAAGTCTGGCTTTTCAACAAACATAAAATCTGTTTGTATATAACCTTGATCTTCTCTGCCAGTAATAGGAGCTTTGAAGTGTACACTGACTCCTGACTTGCGTATCCATTCCTTAGGATCAAAGCCATGTGACTCTGCCCACTTGGTAAGTTTTGCTACAAGATCATCTTTGCTGATTGTTTTAGGATCAACTGCTAGATCTAAATCACCTGATGTTGGCTTCTGTCCTGTGCTACCCAGCATGTTATCCATCAAAGGCAAGCCAGTAAGTTGCTCTAACCACTGTACAGTTGGCTTTACGTCTGTTTGATTGATGCGTGTTGTTGCTATGGCACCGTCGGCGTCCTTGAAGACGTTTCCACCTTCTTTGATATACATTATGTCACCGCGTTCAAGTATGCCAATACTTGTTTTTTAAGTGCTGGATTTTGCCCAATTTGATTTACAATACCTTGTACTGGATCATCGCTGGCTATCTTTTTGAGATCTGGCATTTTAATACCAGCAGTTTGAAATGCTTGTTGCATTACTGCTCCGTCAATACCTTGTGTTGTCAAAAACTGTGCAACTTGTACACTATCAGTCATTGCTCCTGCTTTTTTCCATGCTTTCATAAGTTTATCAGCAGTTACTTTTGTTGTAATATTTGTACCAACCTGACGTGCTTTTTGTCCTAGTGCAGTGACACCTTTGCCAACTTGTGTTTTCAACTTTGAAAGCATGCCTGGTGCTTCCATAAGATCTTGCTTGTATGCAACCGCAACAAATAATTTTGTAACTTGATCTTCTGATAACACATTTGAATTAGTACTATGTCCACTTTGAAAAGCCATTGACTTTTTACGATTCGCTAATTGATCTGCAGTTGGTTCAATCCTTGCGGCCGCCGCTTGATCAAATTTTTCTGCAGCTCCGTCTACATTTGTTGTTAACCATTCCTTGGCCTCAGGACTCATTGCATCTGTGCCTGGAAAGAGTCTATTGAATTCTTCTATTTGTCCTGGGTCCGTGATTGGAATGTTGCCTCTTACAACAATTCCTTCTCCTGTACCGCCTGGTGCAACTAGTTCTGCTTTTGCTTTCAGATCTGCAACACTCTTGTCAATGTTGCTTTGTACATTTCCGCCTTGTGCAGTTGCACTACGATCAGCACCTGACTGGCCGCTAATATTATCAATATCAACTTCGGAACTTGCACCACCATCAATATGCGACTGTAATTGTGCATTGTATTGATCGATTACATCATCAGGTATTGCATCTTGATTTTGTAAGTTAAGGATACCGTCCATTTGTTCTGAAGATAATGGTTGTCCAGGTTTGAAATCTGCTAGGTTTAAACCAGCTTCATCGTACATAGGTCCTAGTTGAACATTATACTGATCAATAACATTCTGCGGTATACCATCTTGGTTTGGTAAATCTTGTATCATATTCATTTCTGCAGTTGATAATTTACCATCAAAGTCAGCAACAATGTCATCAATACTTCCAGGAGTGTCAAACGCCATAGCGGCATCAGTACCGCCTCCTTGAAATGCACCTTGTGTTGTACCTGTGGCATCAGCACCTGCTACGTCTGCGGCTGCTTCTCCACCACGTACTAGATCACCAAGTGTACTTGCACCTGCGGCTAATGCACCAGTTTTACCTGCACTGTATAATGCACTTCTAACATCTTTTCCTTGTAACAGTTGATCAGTAAGTTTAAACAAACCTAGTGCGGCTGCACCACCTAAACCAGCTCCACTTACACCAGCACCGGCAATCAGTGCGGCATATAAAAAGCCTTGCATGATTGGATGTTTT